CAGATTCGCCTGAAGTACCTGATGTACCAGATTCACCTGAAGTACCGGATGTACCAGATTCGCCTGAAGTACCTGATGTACCGGATTCACCTGAAGTACCTGATTCGCCACTTGTGCCTGATGTACCGGATTCACCTGAAGTACCTGATGTACCAGATTCGCCTGAAGTACCTGATGTACCGGATTCACCTGAAGTACCTGATGTACCGGATTCACCTGAAGTACCTGATGTACCGGATTCACCTGAAGTACCTGATGTACCGGATTCACCTGAAGTACCTGATTCGCCACTTGTGCCTGATGTACCAGACTCACCTGAAGTACCTGATTCGCCACTTGTGCCTGATGTACCTGATTCGCCACTTGTGCCTGATGTACCAGATTCGCCTGAAGTACCGGATGTACCAGATTCGCCACTTGTGCCTGATGTACCTGATTCGCCACTTGTGCCTGATGTACCTGATTCGCCACTTGTGCCTGATGTACCTGAACCACCACTTGTGCCTGATGCGCCTGACGTGCCACTTGAACCTTGTGCACCAGAAGTACCACTTGTTCCTCCGACAGAAACTTCTTCCCAGTTCTTATTTAATATATCGAATGTCAACAAATCCGAACCCATGTCTTGTCCGGCAAAATGCGCAGTAAGACCAGCTCCACTGAGAGTTGGACTACACACCACACCTTTTGTACTAACTAAAAATGAAAGATCTGGTTCTACAGGATGTTCGTCATCATATGTCACTGTACATGTAATCGTGGATCCAACCACTGAATCGATGCTTTTTATTTTGTAACGTACTGTCCCCGTTGGAACATCATACGACGATGCGTCAAAATAATAAAAATCATTTACAATAACATCTGTTGCAAAAAATCGACCCAATAAATCTGAAAAATCGAATTGAATATCCCAATCCGATCCGTTTTGAGTAGCGTTATTTAAAATTGTTCTTCCGACTAATGATAAATGGCTCATATTGTGTTATATATTAAAAAATTATTTTCCATGCGGCTGACGGATTTCCTGTTAAACCAGTTCGTTGTACAGTTACTATGCCGGATGCGTTTGACACATTCCATTGTGTATTCGCTTGAATAACAGATGGAACTGCGTTGTTATAATATGCTAAAACCGGCATTTGTGTATTAGCTAAAGTTGTTTGACCGTTTAGTTCCGGATATACGAAATTAAATGTTGCAGTACTATTAACACCTGCAGCATAATTAACAGAACATGCATTTAATCTCAAAGATCCTACACTACTAATAGTTAATGTATTACCGCTGGTAAATGTAATACTTGTATTATCAATATCAGTTTGTGATCCTACTCCAGTAATTACAATATTTGCACTACCAGTTGTAAGTGTTCTGTAAACCATAACCGCGCCCCCGGTTCCACTTACACCTGATGTTCCTGCAGCGCCTTGTGCACCTGACGTACCACTTGTACCATCGGAACCTACACCTGACGTACCACTTGTACCAGCCGAACCTACACCTGACGTACCACTTGTACCAGCCGAACCTACACCTGACGTACCACTTGTACCGGTTGCGCCTTGAACACCGGATGTACCACTTGTACCGGTTGCGCCTTGAACACCGGATGTACCACTTGTACCAGTTGCGCCTTGAACACCGGATGTACCACTTGTACCGGTTGCACCTTGAACACCGGATGTACCACTTGTACCGGTTGCGCCTTGAACACCGGATGTACCACTTGTACCGGTTGCACCTTGAACACCGGAAGTACCGCTTGTACCAGTTGCACCTTGAACACCGGAAGTACCGCTTGTACCGGTTGCGCCTTGTGCGCCGGAAGTACCGCTTGTGCCGGAATCTCCTTGTGCTCCTGAAGTGCCGCTTGTACCGGTTGCGCCTTGTGCGCCGGAAGTACCGCTTGTGCCGGAATCTCCTTGTGCTCCTGAAGTGCCGCTTGTACCGGTTGCTCCTGAAGTGCCTGAAGTACCTGAACCACTTGCTCCTTGTGCTCCTTGTGCTCCTGAAGTACCTGCTGTACCTGCTCCGCCACCGATTGAGGTGACTTTGAATGCGTTATCTTGGTATACGACGTATTTGTAAGCATTTCCGGTATCTGCTTCCAGAGTGAATCTGGAGCCGGTTACACTTCCTGTGGTATCTGTATGAAACAGAACGGACGAGCCTGAAATGTATGTTTCTTCAAAGTAGTTATTGGAGCCAGTACGAAATTGTTTTAGTACAATTGCGTTGGGTGATGGATCATATGTTGGCATAATCTATTAATACACGATTGGTATATAAATATAAACCGAGTGTCAATAAATAAAATAAAATCTAAGATTACTTATTGTTTAGAATTAAGCAGCTGGAGTGAAATTTCCTTCTTTAAGATTTAATGAACCCTCGCCGTATTTATTGGTTAATTTGTCCATTAACTCTTGTTCTGTCTTTTGCAATGAAAGATATTCTGTTTTGAGTCGATTTTGTTCATTTTTTAATAACAACAGTCGATCTTCCAGCTCAATTGTTTCCAATTGAATTTGTCCAAATTTAATTAATTTTTCTTGAAACTTATTTTGTAAAAACCGAATATCATTGATTTCGTCGTCTGTGAACTTTATTTTTTCTGGCATAACTTTATAGTATGTTTTGTAATATATAGACCAGATTTTTATTTTAAAACGGTTTTAATGTAATAAATTGATTACAAACCAAATCTAGCTTTACTACTATTGTAAGTTTGCAATATTTCAGTTGCACTTGATGATCTATTATAAATTAATATAATTGGCATTCTACCATTTAAATACCAAAGTGTGCCACTACTTCTTATAAATCCAACATATAAATTGCTTTGTTGAGATACAGAATAATTTACATTTCCAGATGCAACTGATGTTCCATTAAGATAAACAGTTATTACTCCACTATTACGAACTGCTGCAAAATTATACCAATTTCCTACAGTAACTAATCCAGCAGCACTAGTAAAGTCATCTCCTACACTAGTACCAACGGTATTTAAACCAATAGATCCATTGGAATTTCCTGATATTTGCACTCTGTTTGTATTTGAACTGGTTGTGCCGTTAAAAAAAAGACCATAACCATTGGCCCCACCCAACGAATTTGTATTAAACCAAAATTGTATTGTAAAATTCGCATTATAATTCAAAACCAAAGAACTAATTAGTAAATAATCATTAGTGCCATCAAAAGATATACTACCGCCGTTTCTATTATCATACGTTGGCCCATTAGTTAATATGAAATTATTGTTATTGCCACTCAAATCAGTCCAAGTTGTTCCACTGCCTGGATAACTACTTGGGTTTGCAGCATCTAAATATGACGTTAAGTTGGTTGTTATAATTTTTGGTGGACCGAATTGCATATGTTTTATAATTATAAACCGAATCTTCGTTTAACTGAATTATAGTTTGTCAAAACATCAGTTGCAGTTAATCCGATGTTATAAATTTGCACCGATGCTATATTGCCATTAAAATATGGAGTTGTGGTTCGTCTACCCAAATATAAATTAACAGATGTATTGTTGCCATATGCTCCTGATCCAACAACAATTGTTCCAGTATTTACAACACCATTAACATAATGAGTAACAGAATTATTACCTGCAACAGTTGTATTTGTTGTAAATACCGCTGTTATATTAATCCATGTGTTAGCTACAATTACAGCAGATGTAAATCTATCGTAATTATCAATTGACGATCCATTTTTCATATATGAAACAATAGTTCCATCACTTAGTGCCCACATTGACCATCCACCAACTCCACCATCTTTTGAAACTAATGCACCATTTGATAATGTAGATTGTTTAAACCAAACACTAACCGTAAACGTTGTATTTGCAAAAGCAAATGTCGATGCGGTATTTGTTACATCTACATACTGAGTTGACCCATTAAATACGATACTACCGCCATTTGCTCCATTAAAAGTGGGTCCGTTAGTTAATGTTCCCGTTCTATTATTATTGCTTACATCGATCCAAGTTGTTCCACTGCCAGGATAACTACTTGGATTTGAAGCATCTAGATAAAATACTAAATTTGAAACTTTATTAAGTGTTGGTGGTCCTAATGTTGCTGACATATATTTTATAATTATAATCCGAATCTGGATTTAGTAACGTTATAGTTTTGCAATACTTCGGTTGCGGTTAAAACACGATTATATACTTGTACCACAGCAATTCTGCCTGTGTACACTGACCAAAAAGAATCGAGTGACCTACCAATTGTTAACGGATTTGAACTCATAGTAAAATTAACACATGCAACGCTACTAGTATTAACGCCATTAACATAAAAAGTTGCAGTTTCATTTATGGAAAATGTAAGTGTTGAGAAATACCAAACTGATGTGGTTCCACCGCCAAGGCCGACTGATATAGACCCACCTCCAGAAGCAGCTTTTATTTGACATGAATTACCGGCAAATACATTATATCCATTAAATGAACCAGTTGTATCATGTTTGCCAATAATAGTTGCTATTCTGCCGGGTAAAGTTGTTGCGTTATACCATATATTTATTGTTTGTGTTGTTGCATTTAACGATGAATTATTTGCAACAGTAACATAATCATTTACACCATCAAATACAATACTACCACCATTTGCACTACTAAACGTAGGTCCGTCAGTTAGTGTTCCGTGATTGTTATTGCCGCTCAAATCTGTCCAAGTTGTTCCACTGCCAGGATAACTAGTTAGATTAGCAGCATCTAGATATAATACCAAACCAGTTGTTACGGATTTTGAAGGGCCACGTTGTATTGACATATGTTTTTATAATTATAATCCGAATCTGGATTTAGTGCCATTATAATTTTGCAATATTTCAGCCGAAGATAATTCACGATTATAAACATTATATAAAGCAACATTTCCTTTTAATATATAATTTTGAGGAGCAGCGTCTATGAGAGTTCCTAATCGAAACGCTGCGTTTGTATTATAATTATTCACTGTTGAGTTTTTTTGTACTTCAAGTATTCCATTATAATAAATTTTTAAAGACGTTGTAGTTTTATTTAAAACAAATGTAATATTTTGCCATGTGTCATATATAACTTTTGCAGAAGTTGAAGTATTATCACCACTCGTACCATTTCCTACTTCAATTACTATTACTCTACTATTAGATAAATATGTATTAAAAAACAAACGAATTCCATTAATATTTGTACCAGCCGCACTGTTACCAAAAATTGTTTGAATTGTCGATGTTGTTTGTGGACGTACAAAACATGAAACTGTTAATTCGTTTCCCAAATTTATTGAAGAAAACGATACAAAATCATCTACCCCATCAAATACAATACTACCACCATTTGCACTACTAAACGTAGGTCCGTTAGTTAGTGTTCCGTGATTGTTATTGCCGCTCAAATCAGTCCAAGTTGTTCCACTGCCTGGATAACTACTTGGGTTTGCAGCATCCAATGCTAATACTAAATTAGCTACGGCTGAAAGTTTTGGTCCTCTTTGTATTGACATATGTTATAAATATAATCCTTTAATACGGTAACATAAACTGACTTGTTGGAGCAGTAAATGCTGCTGTATATCTAGCATATCTTGTAAATCTGACATCGTTATAATATTGTCCACCGTTGTTTCCAGTAATATCTTGAAAATACGGAGTAGTTCCACTAAATGTACCTGAAAGTGTTGAACTTCCTATCAATGTTCCGTTATGAAAGTATCTGATTGTAGTACCAGATCTACATACCGCTAAATGCGTCCATGCACTGAGTATCGGCGAATATGATACTTCTGCATACCACCCGACCCCATCATTTACTAAGCCAATTCTTCTGAAACCAACTACACGACTACCCCAACCCCATTGATTTGAACCACCTCCGCCTACAAATCTAAGATCCGACGCCATTGAAACTGCATAATACCATAACTCAAGTGTAAAATCGCCCGTAAAAGAATATGATCCAATATTAAACGTCCCGCCACCAGGAAGTTTCATAGAAACTCCTCCCCATTTCCATTGTGTATCTGAAATAATCATGCTTCCCGATTGACCTGACAAAGTTGTGCCACCATATACTAAATTTGGAACAGTGGTATCACCTACAGTACCAACTCCTCTAATATAATGTGTAACTAAATCACCCAATGGATCATATGTGTTATATTTTGATTGTGTAGTGGTGTAGTTTTTTAATATTTCAGATGCGGATAACGTTCTGGTGTATATTGCAACCATCGATATTTTCCCATTCCAATGAGACGTTGTGCCATCAAATCTACATCCTATGCTTACATTAGTTGCATTATCATTAACAGCACTTGTAGGATTTGTAGTAGAGCCTGGTATCAGAGATCCATTAACATAAATTTTTAATGTAGATGACCCAGCTATTCTTTCGTGAGTTGCTACAACATGATACCAAGTATTGGAATTGAATGTAGAAGTAAAAGTATGGTCTACATATGGTCCATTCGTTCCGCCAACGTCAAAATAAACCTTGGAAGTTGATGGATTGATTAATAAACAATATTCTTCATTCGCGTCTGATGTTCCCTTGCCTACGATGGCGCAAGAAGTGTTCATTGAAGGATTCATTAATACCCAGCTCTCAACAGAAAGACTGGATGTATTTGTAAGAGAAGATGCGTTAGCCACGGATACATAATCATTCGTGCCATCAAACACAATACTACCACCGTTTGTACGATTAAATGTAGGACCACTAGTTAATGTGCCATTGTTACTATTGCCGCTCAAGTCTGTCCAAGTTGTTCCACTGCCGGGATAACTGTTTCTATTTCCAGCATCTAATAATAATACCGAATTAGATACACCTGTATTTTTTAATGGACCTGATGTTGCAGACATATATTTTATAAATATAATCAATAAATATTAAAGACCATATCTAAATTTAGTTGCGTTATAATATGCAAGTATTTGTGAAGCTGAAAGAGCAACATTCCATGTTACTACCTGAGAAATTCTACACTGTCCAAAAGCATTTGTTTTAGTGAGTCCCATAGTTAAATTGCCTGTCATATTATCATTATAAGACATAGCACGTTCACCATCCACCACACCATTTAAATAAATAGCATATACCGCATTTGACTTATAAAATGTATAATTACACCACGTACCAATTGGTATGGTAGTAGCACAAAAAAAGCCATCCTGACCTGTAGTAGAAGTGGGATAAAATAAATAAGGTCTATTATTAAATTGGTTTCCTGTATTTGTTGATACGTCAAAATAAAATCCACTAAGCGGTTGATTAAATGTACCTTTACCAAATATACCAAAATTTCTATAATAATCAAAATAAATCCACACACTTATAGTTACACTATATCCATTTGATGGTGTAGATCCCATGTTAATACTTTGAGTTGTACCATTTAAATAAATATGATCACCGCCATTTGCAAGTGGAGACGGTGAATAAAACGTAGGAGATCCTACCAAAGTACTGTTAGTAGTACTGATAAGATCATAAAAAGTGCTACCGCTGCCAGGATAACTACCTACGTTAGAGGCATCTATTATTGAAGATATACCGCTAAAATTATTTCTGATAGATGGTCCAAATTGCATATACAATAAATATCTTTAAACTAATGTTTCAACCGAGTTAATATAAATATCATATCTAAATTTATGTAGATGTGAATCTGAATGATAATTGTACTCTAGGATTATCTCCACCAACACTATAAAAATTACTCCCCCAACATTGTATTCCACTGCCGTAAGTTATCGTTAGTACTCGAAACCTTGTGCTACTGTAAATCATAGGAAACAGATTACCACCGACGGATAAATTGGTAATCATTCCGTTACCGTTTGGTATTACATACTGCGTGTGTACCCATGTACTTGTTTGAATATTACCTGTCCATATTTGTTGACTAGGTAAAGTAGTATCAAATGAAAGACCGTTAGGCAATGTTATTAAATAATCGCCATTACCAGAAAGACCGCTAGCAGATGTCTGTATGTACGTTAAAACTATTTCCCACTCTTTAGCGCCGAGTTGACGATAACTAATATTGTCAAATGTCGGTGTACCTTTTGTAGGATTGGTAGTAGTTGCAGTAAGTGTAATTGCTCCAGCACTTGTCCAAGTTGGAAAGCTCGTACCACTCAATAAATTTGTACCTACACCTGCTGCACATGTTGTAATATCAATATAAACACCTCTAGAAGTACCACCTTGTTCAAAAAATCTTAGTTGGTTTTGATATGAGTCAAATATTATACCTGTACCAACTAAAGTTGTGTTGGTTGCTGGTTTAGTTAAAAGAATTTCACCACCTTCATCTCCAGAGGAGTTAGTAACTGTTAGGAATGGTGTACGTAAGGTAGATGCAGAAAATATTAAATCACTTTCTACCGTCGCATTTGGTGCAGTGCCATTTAGAGTTATTACACCATTATCAGTTGTACCAGTTAATGTTAGTGTTCCACTAGAACCGCTGGTACCTGATGATCCGCTTGTACCAGCAGAACCTACACCTGATGTACCGCTTGTACCAGTTGCACCTTGAACACCAGAAGTGCCGCTAGAACCACTACTTCCACTACTTCCACTCGTTCCTGACGTTCCTGATACGCCTTGTCCACTTAAACTATTCCATACAACACCAGTTCTTCCGTTATTGTCATGTTGTGAAAAGTAGGTTCCGCCAGATGCCCAAGCTCTTAATTTGTATGTTGTAGAGCCATTGATGTTTACAATATATTTTCCAGTCCCGGTACCCGCATTTTGTCCATACGCAGCTAAAATTTCAGAATTAGTTAAAATATTATTACTATTATCTGTTAAAGCGAACTCTCCAGCAAATCCGGGAATTCCTTGTGCTCTTAAAAAATATGTTATTTCAAACACACCTGCAACAGGAATTGTAAATGATAAAATATCAACGGGTGTCGCACTTGTAACCGAAATTGTCGGTGTAGATTGATATTCAGAACCAGTTGTTATTACCGCACCGGGATTTGAAGTTCCGGAGGTGCCGGAAATGCCACTTGTTCCACTTGCACCTTGAACACCTGATGTACCTGATGTACCAGTAGCACCTGAAGTTCCACTCGTTCCTGTTATCCCACTTGTACCTGCACCAGTAAGTTCTATCATTGTTAATACCGGACCAGCTGCTTCTCCAAATTGGAATGAACCTCCTGCAATAGTATCAATTTTTAATTTGTAAGTGTATGTTCCAGCAGCTGGATTATCTACAACTTGAATACAATATGGCACGTTTTCATTCGCTCCAGAGGATTCTGCTTGTACCGACTGTCCAATAGCTGTAGAATCTCTATATAAACGTAAAATACACCAAGAACCAGCGTTTAATGGATTTGCGTCTCCTGATACTAAAATATGAACAGGTTTTCCAGTTGTACTAATACTACCACTAATTATATCTACCGTACTACTTAATGTTCTTGATGCACCAAGTATCTGTGAATAATTTACAACACCAGATGGTGAAGTACCTGAAGTTCCATCAGCACCTTGTACACCAGATGTTCCATTTCTACCACTAGTACCAGATGTACCTGTTGTTCCGGATGTACCACTAGTTCCGGAATAACCGTTTATTTCTTGAACTATGAAATACGACATTCCTGAATTTAACCCGCCGGTGGAATTGCTAAAAACACATTTCAATGCAACTGTAGTTGAAACCGAGGTTGTTATAATAGCTTCGGCCACTGGCTGCCAAGCAGCGGGTGGATTGCTTGAATTTACCAATAACCCACCAACATTCCCTACTGTCACATTACCCGCTGTCACATTTATCCATTGATAATCTATTTCCGCATTGTTTACATCATTAGAAAGTGCTAGTGATGCACGTATGTTATAAGTTTTATTGGCAGCTAAAGTAATTCTTCCATTACTGCTGTTATATGAAACGTCACCATAAGAACTTGTTGTTCCAGTGAGGATAAATACGTTCCCTGTAGAAGGCAAAGTAACACCCCAGTCAGGCGTAAAATGTAACCAATCGATATCTTGAAACCCAGAAACACCTGACGCACCTTGTGCACCTTGAGCACCGCTTGTTCCACTTGTTCCAGTCGCACCTGTAACACCGCTTGTTCCACTTGTTCCAGTCGCACCTGTAACACCGCTTGTTCCACTTGTTCCAGTTGCACCTGTAACACCACTTGTGCCTGATGTACCTGATTCTCCTGTAACACCGCTTGTTCCACTTGTTCCAGTCGCACCTGTAACACCGCTTGTTCCACTTGTTCCAGTCGCACCTGTAACACCACTTGTGCCTGATGTACCGGATTCTCCTGTAACACCACTTGTGCCTGATGTACCTGATGTACCAGATGTACCAGATGTACCAGATGTGCCTGATTCTCCTGTAACACCACTTGTGCCTGATGTACCAGATGTACCTGATTCTCCTGTAACACCACTTGTGCCTGATGTACCTGATGTACCTGATGTACCTGATTCTCCTGTAACACCACTTGTGCCTGATGTACCCGCCAAACTTCCAGTAATTGGTAGTCCTATCAAATTGCCGGTTTCATCTGTTTTAATGTATAAATTTGAACCGGATATATTAACCTGTGAAAATCCGGTTCCCAAGTCGTTTCTTTGTGTAAAAACTATAGATTTTGGATCTAAATCAGCCATAATTAAAAACTGTTAAAGTTGTTAAGTGGTTGTCTCAACCATTTACCATTTATGTAAATATAATGATAATTGTCATCATACGCCATCCATCCTTCTTCTCCATAAGAATCTTGATTTTCCGGAGCTTTATGCCATATTGAATTATTATTAGATTTTAGATTTGATAAATTGTTATAAGCATTTGTGATACTTTCAATTTGAGACGATGGCACTTTAGAAACATTGGACATATTACCATCAGTTGCAGTCATTGCAGGTTGTCTAAACTCTTCGCCATCAGGAACCATTGGGTTCACATAATGATATGGCACCGGTTTTTTATACGATTCCTTACGTACATCCGTATTAACTTCAGCCATTTGAGTAGCACTAACAATTTCATTTGTTACAATTACTTTTCTGTTAGTAAGTGTTTTTGTAGTGGTTGGGGTTTTATTTTCAAATGATTCTGCAAGCAAATATGCTTGAACAGTCATATTGAATGTAGTACGAACCATACGATCTTTACCCGAATTAACTTCGGTGGTATTGCTATAATCATTAATATAAACTCTAAACTTAAATCGTTTTGGATCACCCCAATATTCTTCAGCTGCCCAATTGATTCTTTCAATCAATAAATTCATTTGTTCAACATATTCTGTCCATAACATAAACTCGTAAGTTAATGTTACGTGGTCAGGCATTGTTACATTCAACACTTGAGCAACTGGTGCACTCGATTTTGTTAACAATGAAAATTTGTCATATTTGTTTTTTTCATCAAATTTCTTCAACACTTGAAGATTCAAATGACGATTAAACGTTGCAAGATTTTCATTTTTTGCGACGGTGTTTCTTTTATACATGATAGCAGGCAACTGAAGTTTGCCTTGATTATCACGCAATACACCATCATTTTGTATAGCTTTCCAACGTTCAGGACTTCCATACATAATAGGAACTTTTACGTTTTCCCCATTATCTTCCACCGTTAAATTAATCACTTGATCCAGATATTCAAAAATAGCAGTATCAATATCCATCAAGGATATTGTAAAGTTTTTATCTTTATCTTGATCTCTACGAATTTGAGTAGCACGATTAATAGTGCGTTTAACATCCGACACCTTACTATCTTCATTTTTGAAGTTAGGTGCTGGATTATTTGGATTTCCTTTCCATGCCATATATTATACCTGTCTCTCAAAAATGTTTAGTTTGCTCAATCTGCTATAATGAGTATTGCAAATAAAGCTATGACTCTTTGTATCTTGTCCACCCAAAAATTGTTCCTGAACCACATTATCAATTTCATGATAACGATCATTGAACAATATAATATCTCCAATTTGAGGAAAGAAATTCACTTGTTGACACATCTTTTCTCTCAACTTAAATACCACATCTTGATCACGATCTGGTCCAAATCCATCATCCTCACCAGTAATATCCGCTCGTTCAATCAAAGCTGAAATATCAATGCCGGGATAAAATGTTTTACCCTCACAAGGTGCTGCTTCACCATACATATTGACCTTGGTTTCAGATGCAGCAATCTTAAACACCGTAACAATCGTCTCAATAATATCACCCATCAATTCCGCATTAATAGAATTGATAAAATTAATATCACGAGCACTAAAATATCTTCCTCGTAGTGATGCCATAATTTATCCTATATAAATCATAAGTGGAACTTTTCGCAATATCTCAGTGCTCTTATCAGCTTTCATTGCTTGTTCTTCAATCAACTTTGAAGGCAATGACGCTTCCAACATGTCACGTAGTTGTGTCATGAGTGCTTCTTTTTCAGTATTTGCTTCACTACGTAGTTCAGCACCATCCAAAGTAACTTCACCACCCGGAATCGGAATGGTACTATACTTTTGACGAATAGCACCCAACATTTCTTTACACAATGCCAAGTAATACTTACGTATCCATTGTCTACCCGGAGCATTGATCTTGTTATAGATAACATCCTCATATGGAACATTACTAAAGTCAGAAATTTGATCAGGTATACTGCCAGATGGTGTATTTGAGGAACCTGTGTAATATAGATTTGCATCTCTATCACTTTCCAACGCATACTCAAAATACACTTTGTAGTTGTTGGTTGGAATTGGAAACAACTTCAATTTGTTGTTCACAATTTCAAAACTGTAACTACTCTTACGAACCATATCGTTGAACTCAATTGCTTGACCACGAAGCAAATCTTCAAAAATCGGTGTCATCAAAAATTGAACAGCAGGACTATATCCAGCAAACCCCATTTCATTCAACACGTTGCTGTATGACATACCAGTCATACTAAATGGATCATAAATACGAGCAAATGCAGGAGGACCATGGTGGAAAATACGTTTCACTTCGATACGATTTCCAGATCCAGATGCTTGTTCATACAATGATTGTAAGTCATATGTTTGTTGACCGGTAACAACATCGATGCTACCTTTCTTCCAATCAACATTACCACCCACGCCCACTTCACTGCCGTATCCCTTTGACAACTTAATCACATATGGCAACGGATCGCCCGTCATAGAACGTCCATTAACTACGGTTGATGTAGATTGTCCAAGCAGTGACAACAAATTGTTACGAATGTTGAATTGATTGATTTGTGAACCATATTCTGTTACAGCTTCTTCAAATGCTGCATAAAAGTTCAAATCGATCATTTCGATGTCTTCGATGGGATAACCCAAACGGATCGCTGCCCAGACCGCACTGCTACTGCAATCGGCCACAAAACGAGCGTCCGTGTCGTAAAATCCAAATGGTGTTCGTCCCGGTACAGCACTACCACTACCAGGCCATCTTACTCTATCGGAATCAAGTCCGGCACTCATATTTTAAGCCATCCTTTCACACTTTTTGTATTTGTATTCTTTTTTAAAAAATAACCAATATCTCCTGTTGTTAAAATCGAAATAATTGGATTGTATGTATTTAAACTTTTCATTTGTTCGACTAAATCGTAACGAGTACCTACAATAACATCACCAGAAATCTTATGTTTCAATGTATATGTATTTTTATCTGCAGACGGATTATTAATTCCCATTTTTGATTTTCTATTTTTTTCCTTTACATCCGGTCTGCTATTAATTTCGATTGAAATCAATCTTTGTTTTTCTTTATATTCTGGAGTATTTTTTGTTTTAACCATATTTTCTAATGCAGTTTTATTTCGTCTCATTACATTGTTATCACCTGCATTTGCATCGCTTATTTTTTTCTTGGTTTCTTCAGTGTGTTTTTTTCCAAAAAAAGTACCCTTACTTCCACAGTATTCTCCGATTTTAGTTCCAGGCTTTCCCGTTTCAATAATTAAATTTGCCCACCCATCACTATTTACAATATCGTACTTGTTGCTGTATTCGATGCACAAATTACTAAACTCATTTAATTTACGTAATTCATATTTAAGAATAATTTGAGTAGTTATTTGTTTGCCGTGCACTTTTAGATGATTATTCCATCTTGTACCAGATCCAAGATACGAAATAGCCTTAGAATCACACGTTGTAACTTTTTTACAAAGATACTTCAGTCCTGTGATATCGTGTGTCTTAACCATCAAGTACAGATATTTGTCAACAATTGCACTCATTAAGATATAAATATCATATGAGTTTAGTTATCTTCACTATTAATTGGCCATTGCCTTTAATCACTCTATGATATGTTTCTTTGGGTATAAATAACGTATTTTCAAGATACACTGGGAGTTCATTATCCATCTGAAACTCCCATCCGTGGTTCTCTATAACCTCAACTATACGGTCTTCTCGGTCTTTATGCCACTCTAATTCATGATCATCAACGTCTTCTGAAAATGTACGAAGGTATTGATTGTTACCCAAAACCGTCTCTTTATATGGTATCGACATAATTGTTATACTCCCCCGGATCACTGCTTAATCTGCTAATAACTATGTCGTTTCTATTAAATTCAACATCTGGTATTTTCTTCCATGAATATCCACCACCCGTTTCATAAACATTATAAGGTATATCGATTTCATACACACCTTCCTTAAACTGACCAACAATATAAACATGTTGTTCATAATTGCTGCACACACTTTGAACATTCTCAATCTTATGTCTATACAAAACACCGATTAAATCGTCAGCTATCAAGTGACATATACCACCACTACCCAATTCAGTATCTTGACCGTTCTGATCTTGTTTCCAATCGTCATATTGTTTTTGAGCAACCTTAACCATGTCGTCCTTAACAATATCTGTAATGTCTTTAACACTATTCAATGAAGACGTATCAAATTCATCTTCATTTTCATCCAATTTTCCAAGGTCGTTAAACTTATCTTCATCAATCTTAGTCTTGACATCCAATATTAACTCATTGAGAGTCTTATAATCAGTAAAATACACAGAAGAAGTTTTATGATCTGGAATCAATGTATTTAAAGTATTTCCCTCACGATCTTGCAATACCATACTACAACGAAACCGCATCAACTCATTTGGAGTATTTAAATCTTTAGGTTCTAAACTAACAGATGGCATACTCATCAAATAATCATCGTCTGCCATCGTAAATTTATTCGATAATTCTTTTTCTGGTACTTTATCAAACTCATTGACGATGTTGACAAAATACAGTTTATCATTGGTTTCAATATGAAATCTTGCACGTAAAGAACTATTGTGTATTGATACCCGTTTTGGCATCTTATATTTGACCTGATCTTTTATGAAATCAGCAACATCAAACAAATCCACCTCATATTCTGGAAACGTTCGGGTAAGTTGGTTCAAACAAATACTGCCAAATTTCTCAGCAGTCATGTATCCTTGACCATCTGTAATTTCACGAATTAGATCTTTCAACTTAATCATAAATTGATATAGTACTTTCCTTGTGGACCGCTATATTTGAATCGGGTAATAGGAATAACAATATTCAATCCGTCTTTGGTATGCGGAAACATTCCTTTCTTAACATACGCAAGTGTCATATGAGGATGATATTCTGGATAACTATCCTCATTTGGCAATCGATCACATCTGTTTCTCAACTCCATCAACTGTTGATTGTTTTTATCCACGTCAAACTTAACCACATCATAATTCTCATTGTTAAACTGACTCAACGCTTTTAACACAATGTTAAACGGTTTGACACCTTTCAAAACATTTGCCACATCACGCTTCTGCAAATCTGGTAAAAATCCATACTTTAAAGTAACATGCGGTTCTTCATCATAACCATATGTTGGATCTTCTGGATCAGTATACAATATCTCAGGGGGTATTGCAGTTTTACCAATACGAACAATGTGTGGACCATATGTTGGTTCCACCATTGCCATTAAACATCCTTTTTCAACGTGTCTATTCATAAAATTACCAAGCCTTACACGACCAATACCTAGCTTTAGTACGAGGGCCAGGATTATCACAATTATGTCTTGCTCTAAAAGATTTACGTCGTTTTGGATTATTCTTTTTTATGGACATTCTTTTACCTTTAGCTGAAGATCCTCCAAATCCAAAATTTACCTTAACTACTTTTCCTTTAGGATTTTTAACATATACTTTAAATTTCTTGACATCACCTTGCATTCGTTTACCAAGTCTCACTTTACGTCCACGATATTCCGCTTCACATAATGGTTGTTTATATTCTCGCATGAATTGAACAAATTCTTTTATATCTTGTTCACTTTCAACATCGTATTCATCTACGTCATCCAACTCTTCTTTTTTAACACAATTTGGTACCATTCTTCCGTCTTTTTCTTTCATACCAATTTGTTTATATGCATCCCAACACGCCTCTTCAATCTCATTTAGAAGTTCTTTTAGTTTGATCATAAGTATAAGTATTAAAATTCTATTTCTTTGTTTTGTTTATCGTCGAAAATTGACAACGCTCCCAGTTCGGTTGATTTAACCTTTAACGATTTCAATTGAGAATCACTGACGGAACGTGCACCATAATCAAAATGTAATTCGTTATCTGCGCCATAATTAAACGTCACTCTTACCCACCCACGTTTAAATAATTCTTCTATTGGACCAGTTCGACTGTAATCTATATTGTGTTCGTCACAATATTCCTTCGCAAATTTAAAATGTCCAACACGCCCTTCTTCGTCACGATACACTTCATAAAATGTGCCACGACTATCCATCCAATACGCACTCCAAAATCTACCATGACGACCTTCCCAAAGATATGAAAAAAATGATTTATACTCCATAGTATTAAATATAAACTATTAAAACAAAAAACCCCACTCTTTCGAGTGGGGCTTCGTTTAGACTTTATCGTCTACCCAAGATTATACTTGATCAAGATCACCGACAAGAATTTTACCATAAAATTCTGGGCGCACAATCTTCTTGGCGTAGCGAGTCATCACACCACGACGTGGAGTGAAGTTCACTGGATCATAGACCAATGGGGTTTGTACGAGTGGGATGTATGGAGCATACACAGCACCGGTTTCTAGGAAGTTGTTTCCACGGAAACCAACCAAGATGGTGTTTTCAACCATGTATGGGTTCTTGTAGACTTGGAAACGACTTGCGAAGTTACCAACCTTGCTTACACCCATTGCGAACTTGGCGCTGTCACCATCGGTGTTGACAACGAAGCCTGGAATTGACTCCAAGATTGTTGCAACGTCTGGTGAGCAGACGAGGAAGTTAGCACCACCACGTAGGGTCAATTGGTGAATCTTGTTTGAGACCTTTTGGATCTTGTTACCAAGAGTTTGGAACCAAGTTGACTTGGTGTAGTAACCGCCGGTACCAGCAGTAGTTGTGTCAGTGATGACACCGCTGTCGCTGATTTCGCGGTTAATCTTTGCGCTCCAACGTGCAGTGGTCACATTTGGAACGTTGGTGATCAACATGTCAAGGATTTCGAGGTCGATTTCCATTGAAACGTACTCACTCAAGAGAGCAGTCAATTCTGCTTCTGCGTCGATGCTGTGGTAAGCATTCAAGTCCTGAGCAAGTTCTGGGGTCCAGACTGCCTTCAACTTACGAGTCTTAGCAACGATTGGCTCGCTCTTCAACTCAAGGTTGACTTCAGGAATACCGATTGAGCTCAAGCTGTCGGTTGTGGTCTTGTCTTCGAAGTCACCACGGTTACTGTCCTTAGGCTGTACACTGTAGTTAACAGTCAAACTTGCGGAAGCTGGGTTTGAACCGGAAACAACGAAGGTTACTTCTGAACCATTGATTGAGGTCAATGATGGGAAGTAGGTTACGATACTAGCAGCGGTGATGGTGAATGAACGAACGCCGTTAGCGTCGAACACGTTACCTGCA